ATATTCATGCAGTTACTGTTGACGAAGTGACCACATATGAAGGAACCACACTTCAATTCTCATGTGGCTCTGGTTCTCTTTATTTAACTGCCAACGTAAGCGACTACCAGAAATATTCTGTCCAGATGGAGCTGTTCGACTATGCGGTAGATGTGCTAAGTGATGTAGCAACGCCCACATATGAATTCAGTGTGGATTCTGCAAATTTTATCTTCGCAACAGAGTTTGCTCCTTTTAGAAATAGGTTGGAGCTTGGCAAAGGTGTTTACCTCAATGTTGGGAACAAGCAACTGATTACCCCGTACATTATTGAGTTTGAACTGGACTTTGAGAATAGAGATGATTTTTCAATTGTATTTTCAAATCGGTTCAAACGGCACGATAACTGTAACACACTAAAGGATATGATTGAACAAAGCTACTCCTCTGGACGTAGTTTTGACGCAAGTAAGTATATCTACAATCAAACAGCAAATCAAGCGTCTGCGGTATCGGAGTTTATGAACAGCTCTCTTGATGCGGCGAAAAACACAATCCTTGGTGCAAAAAACCAGAGCATTATGATAAATGGCGCTGGCATTCATGTTGGCGGCGATTCCAATTACCAGTTGCGGATTGTTGACAGTATGATTGCTATGACTGATGACAATTGGGAACATGCCAAGCTCGCTATCGGTCTGTTTGCTTCTGAGGAAGTTGGTACATATTTCGGGGTTAACGCCGACGTAATTGGCGGCAAGCTTATTGTTGGCAATAACCTTATTATTGAAAACTCGACCGATACAGGTATCATGCAATTCAAGGTTGACTCCAGTGGTGCATGGTTAAACAACTCTACTTTTGTCCTACAAAAAGATAATGGCGGAAAGATTATTATCGACCCGAAGTATGGAATCCTAGCTGGAAATGGCTCTCTATTCACCACAAGCGGCACGACAGTTATTCCGTCATTTATTGATTCAGATGGAGACCTTATTTTGGATGAAGACGGTATCCCGGAAAATGCCAACTTTTTCCTAGACCTCCGTGATGGGAACGCATATTTTAGGGGTAAGGTAACTGCAGTGTCTGGTATGATTGGTGGTTTCACCATTGAAGACACCTATTTGCACGGTGGTAGTGGCTCAAATTACGTTGCACTTAATGGCTCTGGAACTGGAACAAATAGTGCTTATGCCATGTGGGCTGGGAATTCTAATCCAGCTAATGCACCATTTTCAGTAAAGAAAAATGGTGATATCTATGTTAGAAATGGTACGTTTAGCGGAACTGTATCCGGGGCAATATTTAGGGATTCCTCTGGAAATCCCATGATGAATGGTGCATATGAGTTCACTGCAGATTACCTGAATCTAAATGGTATCAATGTGGGTAATGGTAATTTTGTGGTTGACTCCTCGGGCAATGTTTCAATGCGCGGAAGCATTACTATGGCGGCAGGTTCCTCCATTAACTGGGCGTTGGTTAATGAGACAAATGTGGGAAGCAGTTCTGCATACTCACTGGCAGATGATGCTTTGAATACAGCATATGATGCCTATGACAGAGCTGATGCCGCGTATGATAATGCGAATGAAGCTTACGACCTTGCATGGGAAAACAGACTGACAGACCAAGCAGTGTTCGATATATTAACGGACGGCGGAAGTAGGTTCGGAATTTTTAGCGACTCTACATCAAACCGTCTCTATATCAATGCCAATTACATTCGTACTGGAACAATTGATGCAGATATAGTAACACTTAGCAGTTCAGATGGTGGTTTCTGTTGCGACCGTGGTTCTGATGGTGTAAGCACAACATACGGGGCAAAGATGTTCGGTTCTGCCGGGCCTTATGCGGATGTATATGTGTTCGTTAGTAATAAGGGCGCCATGATGCGTGGAGACGGTGCGCAGATATATTGTGCCAGTAATGGTATACACGCATCAGAAGAAATTTCTGTTGACTCGGATGTACGCCTGAAAAATGATATTAGGTCAGACGTTGATAAATATGAAAATTTCTTCTTGGAGCTGAAGCCGACTACGTTCTGCCTTAATAGTCATAACGACGGATTAAGGCATATTGGATTTATTGCCCAAGATGTGGATGAAACGAGAGTTCGGTGTAACCTATCTATGGAGGAGCTTGCCCTTCTTGAATACTGTGATAAAGATGTATCTGGAGAAGGTGC